TGACGGTGCGCGTGCGCCTGACGGACCCGAGATTCGGCCTGGTGTACGACAAGACGGCCGACCTGACCTTCGTGCCCAGCGAGTCGAGCTGGTATGCGTGGTTCTTTGAGCCGCGCACCGAGCAGAACCAGTTTGTGGTGGAGGACATCCCCAGCTACCCAAACGCGACGCTGCGCATCGACGTCACTAGCTCGGGCACGGCCTACATCGGCGCGTTCATTTTTGGCTCGGTGCGCTCCATCGGCATCGGCGTGCATCAGGGCGTGCGCCTTGGCATCCAGGACTACAGCCGCAAAGAGCGCAACGAATGGGGCGATGTGGTGCTCACGCAGCGTGCGTTTGCCTCGCGCGTCACGTTCCAGACGCTGGTGGAAAACAAGCAGCTGGACAACACCTACCGCCTGCTGACCGAGCTGCGCGCCACGCCGTGCCTGTGGATCGGGTCGTCGGACTTCAACAGCCTGAGCGTGTTCGGCTTCTACAATAACTTCGACATCTCCATCGCCTACTCGGTCTATTCCGAATGTTCCATCGACATTGAGGGCTTATCATGAGCATCACCGTAGTTTTCGACCCGCCGCTGCCGTCTGACAACCCGGCCACGTTCAACCAAAAAGCGTTCACGCTGCTGGGCGACCTGAACACCTGGTCTGACCAGGCCAACCAGGTGGCGGGCGACATCAACGCCAACAAGACGGCGCTGCTCAATGCAGGGCTGTCGACGGTGTCGGCCAACATCAGCAACGTCAACGCCGTCGGCACCAACATTTCGGCTGTCACCACGGTGGCCAACGACCTCAACGAGCCGGTGAGCGAGATCGAGACGGTGGCCGGCAGCATCGCCAACGTCAACACGGTGGGCACCAACATCGCCAGCGTCAACACGGCGGCCGCCAACATCGTCGCCATCCAGAATGCGGCCACCAACGCCAGCAACGCGGCCGCCAGCGCCAGTGCAGCCGCTGCCAGCGCCACCACCGCCACCACCCAGGCCGGCATCGCCACGGAGCAAGCCGGCATCGCCACCACAAAGGCGAGCGAAGCCAGCACCAGCGCCACCAATGCCGCCAGCAGCGCCACCAATGCCGCCGCCAGCGCCAGTGCAGCCGCTGCCAGCGCCACCAATGCCGCCGCCAGCGCCGCCGCCAGCGCGGCGTATGCCTCCATGGCGCAGGCCACCAACCCCGATACCCCAATCCGGCTGAACCCGCGCTTCATCACCGCCGACTTTACGGTGCCTGCCGCTTACAACGGTGCCAGCGTCGGCCCGATCTCGATCTCGGATGGCGTGACCGTGACCATTCAAGACCACGCCACTTGGTCCATCCACTGATTCTCAGGAGCACACCATGAGCACTTTGAAAGTCCGCGAAATCTCCACGCCCGATGGCTCGCCCGTCGCCTTCCCAAACGGCATCCGGGTGGGCAGCAATCTTGGCGCCGGTCTGGTCAACAATATCGGCGTTCCGGGCCAGCAAGGCTTTGGCGTCGGCATTGCGCCCGAACTGCCGGCCGGCTTTGTCAAGCTTTACGGCACCGACGACCCGGCGAGCGACACCTACGGCAACTACCAATACAGCGACGGCTCGGTGATGGTCTACATCCCGGCCTTCTACTACAAGGTGGGCACGGGCTCCAATGGTCTGGCCATCAACGTGGTGGACGTGAAGCCGTTCTCGGCGTATGAAAGCGTGGCGGCCGCCAACGCGGCTGGCTACGCGCTGCACCGCGCCTTCTACAACGGCGGCAGCATCCGCCCAGGCGTATTTGTGGACAAGTACCTGTGCAGCAACAACGGCGGCATTGCGTCGTCCATCAAAGGCGGCGTACCGCTGTCCAGCAACAGCGCCAACAACCCATTCAGCGGCCTAAACGGCGCGCCCAGCAACAATTTCGCTGGGGCGATTGCGGCGGCCAAAACGCGCGGCAGCTCCTTCTTCTGCAACAGCGTGTTTATTTTCAAGGCGCTGGCATTGCTGTCTCTGGCTCATGGCAGCGCGTCCACCAGCACCGCGTTCAATGCGTGGTACAGCAGCGGCAGCACCAACTTCCCAAAAGGCTGCAACAACAATGCGCTGGGCGACGTCAACGATGCCGCGTTGTCGTTCGCCAGCAGCGGCTATAGCAACGGCAGCAAGACGGGCAGCGCCAACTTTCCGGCGCGCACGGCGCACAACGGCCAGAACTGTGGCGTCATGGACCTGAACGGTTGTATGTGGGAAATCACCCCCGGCCTGACCATGAGCAGCAGCGACCCAGCCGTGGGCAAGTTCTATGTGTTGAAAACCAGCGCGGACATGGCCGCCGTCACCGGCGGCACCACGCTGGCCACCGATTTGTGGGGCGCCGCCGGACTCGCAGCGCTGTATGACGACCTTGGTGTCATGAACAGCTTTACCGGATACGCCGTCAACTTCAGCGACCGAGTCATCACCATGGGCAGCGCCAGTCAGGTACTCAGTGGCGCTACCAGCGGTACCGCGTGGAAAATGACAGGCGCGGGCGTGCCTTTGGTAGCGGGTGGGTCCAATCAGTTTGGCAATGATGGCTTGTGGGATTACTCCACCGGCGACATGTGCCCGCTTTGTGGCGGCCGCTGGGGCAGCGGCTCGAACGCCGGGGTCTGGGCCATGTATTGGGACTACTCGCGGGCGGACTCGAGCGATGCCGTCGGGTTCCGCTCGGCCTTGTATCTCTGATGGCCCGAGCGGTAGCGATGGGCCTGCACGACGAAGCCAGATTGGACCGCAAATTCGTGGAGTTTGCCAAGCAGATGAACTTGTACCTGAACCACTTTCCCAAGCACGAAAAGTACGGTCTGGCGCAGGAGATTCGGCGCAAGCTCTACGAGTGCTATGGCTTGGTTGTGGAGGCGCAAAAACGCTACCACAAGAAAACCACGCTGACCAGCGTCATCTCCATCCTTGGCCATGCGCGCCACACCGGCAGCTTGCGCCACCTGTTAGTCACTCTGAAGGAGCACTACCATGCCATCTTTGATCGCCTACCGCAAGCATATCGACGCCATCTACACCCACGAGCTGCGACTGCCTGAGGGCACCGACGGCCAGCCCGCCGGGCAAGAGCTTTGCACGCTGGCCGATGGCCGCACCGTGGTGGTGCTGTTTGACGGCTACACACTGCCAGCCGAGCAGCACGCCACCATTGCGTCCACCATCGAGGTGCTGACGCTGACCGACGCCTTGCGCGCCGAAATCAAGGCCGCCAGCCCGCACGTGCGGCTGATCAACCAGCGCGTGCGAGAAGCCATTGCCTCACGATACAGCCTAACGGACGAAATCAAGCTGATGCGCACCGCGCCCAGCGCCGAGATGGACGCCTACAACGCATGGGTCGAGGAGTGCCGTGCGTGGGGCCGCGCCGAGAAGGCCAAGCTGGGTCTGTGATCATGGGTCCGCTGGATCACCTGTCGCTCGGCCCCAACCACCTGACGAATCATGACGAACGATGACCTGTACTCGATCGCCACAGAGCACAACGAGATTGTGCGAATTGAGCGGCTGACGCACCACATCCAGCGCATACGCTAGGATCAGATGGACGAGATCCGAGCCACAGCCCGTAGCGAACAAAAAATGAGGTGAACTTTGGATCAGACGATAATCAATTGGCTGCTGGCGGGCTTCAGTGCGCTCATCGGCTTCTTGCTCAACGCTGTGTGGCAAGCTGTGAAGGATCTTCAGGCCGCTGACAAGGTGCTTGCAGAGAAGGTCGGCAACATCGAGGTGCTGGTAGCTGGGGCCTACGTCAAAAAAGACGAGTTCACCCAGTCTATCAACGCGCTGTTTGCCAAGCTCGACAAGATCGAGGACAAGCTCGATAAGAAGGCGGACAAGTGATCAAGGCGGGGCGATTCTGATGGATTTCGACACTGCATTCACTGCCCTGCTCAAGCACGAGGGCGGCTTCAGCGACCACGCGGCCGACCCCGGAGGCAAGACGCGCTTCGGTATCACCGAGGCTGTGGCCCGCGAGGTGGGCTACCGCGGCGACATGCGCGAACTGCCACTGGACCTTGCCAAGCGCATCTACAAGGACCGCTATTGGGACGCAGTGCGGGCCGAGGAGCTGCCCGAGGCGATCCGCTACGCCGTTTTCGACGCCGCGGTGAACTCTGGCC